GAGCCACCCCATCGGGTCAGCCCGAACGGTGCGGTGCCTGAGACATTGAGTGTCGGCGCATTGTTTTGCGAACCTTGGCTGTAATAAGTGTAATTGCCGCCGAGCCAGAAATTGCCCGCGCCGTCGAGCCGCTGGCGTTCGGTCAGCGTGCCCGCCGTCATGGTCGAGAATCGCAAATCGAACGCTTCGGTGCCGGACGTGATGTTGGTCGATACGCAATCAATCGCACCGCCAATCTTGTAAGTCGGCGTGGCCGCGGTCTGGACTTCAAATTGCAGACCAGCACCAATGCCAATAGCGGGCGTGCCGGTAGTGCGATGCGAAAGGAAGGTGTTTCTGGTAACGGCGTTTGCCACGCTATTTGTGACGATTGACAGATATTGAAACTGCACGTTGCCGCTGGCATCGCGGTAAAACAGTTTGCCGTCAGCCTCGTTGATCGCGATCTGGCCAACCACCATTGACGCGGGCGAGTTGCCCGTCGTGGTCGAATGCAGAATCTTGGTCGGGATCGTCATCTAAAACCATCCGCCGTCAGTGGGGCCAATGCTCTCGAAACTGCCGCCATTGAAAAAAATCAGCGCTGTACAGCCCGCATCGACCGTCATTGACGCCACGCCATCAATCACCGTGCTGACTGGATTGATTATCACTTGACCGGACATATCGTTGTCGAAAATGTACCAATAGCCGGTGCCACTGAGAAACACTGGCAACGTCACCACGCATGTCGTTCCCAAAATAAACCGCAGCACACTCGACGTGTCGGTGTTCAGCACGGTGTAAGTCGACGTACTGATCACGGTGAGACCGTAAGCCGGATTGAGATTCGCGCCATTGAGTCCAGGCTGACCAGCGGGACCGGGCGGCCCCGCTGGCAACGCCTGACCGACCGCCAGCGCCGCGCCCGCAACGGTCTGAATTGCTGACGGCAATAGCGCGAATGACAGAATGGTCATGCTTGCGGCACTTGCACGGTGAGAAGCGTAGCGTTGAACAACGAGGCATCGGAAATGCCGAACGCAATGGTCACAGCAGCGGGCACCTGCGGCATCATGTTGACGACATGACCGTCCGCAATCGCGAGAATGTCCATGACATAAGCGCCGACCGGCACCGGCAATATCGCACCGGCTGGCACGTTGAAACCGAGCACGCCAGTCACGCCGAAGTTAAGCATGGTCGAGTCGGCGGTCTGCGCGGTCAGAAAAATGCGTTCATCCGATATCGACTGCCGCAACGAGGCAATGAATGAGATACCGCTCAGATCGAGCGGTGCCGGATTAAACGTCAACGTCGCTTCCGGCGTCGAAGCCGTAGCCAAGATCGGACTGCCTGCCATACTGACACAGGTCAGCGTTGTCGTGCTTGGGATCGCGCCAACATAGCCGCCGCCGATCAATCCGGGCGTGGCCGATATTTGCATACCGGGCTGAATGCCCAAAGCACTCGGCACGCCGATCAAGTTGGAACTGGCCGTGAGAATACAGCCCTGCAGCGGGACCGGCGGGCCGAATCCCGGCTGGCTGAAATACATCGAGTCCAGCCAATCGCTGTTGTTCGGCACGAAGAACGACGTATTCGCGCCGTCGATCTTCGGCAGCGAGAGAATATTGGTTGCCATCTAACAAATTCGCTTGACGACGCAAGTGCCGCTCAGAGTCGAGTTAGTGCCCCATGCGCCGCCACTCAACGGCTGACTGACGTCGATGGTGCCGAGTGACGTCCAAACCGTATTGTCCTGCCACGCCATGAAGCCAGCCGCCGGACCGCCCGCTAACGCGCTGTCGTATTTGATCGTCTTGGCAATCGTGTAAGTGGATATTGTCATGTGCATATAAAACGGCCCAATGTCGTTGAGCGTATCGGCTGGATTGCCCTGTGGTCCGTCAAACAAGTCAAACAAAAAGGCACCGGCTGGCGTGCCCCAATTGTTCGAGATTGGACTCTGATTCAGATAAGGCGGGTTGGGTATGATCGTCGGTCGCATATCCGAGTTGAGCACTTCCCATGTAACGATAACCGCGCCATAACTGGTGTTGTTTGCTTGCAAACGTAGGTCAGTGTTGCGCGAATTGCTGACTTGGACGTACAGCAACAGATCATAAAGACCCTGCACCGTCGCGATATGCAACGGCAGCGACGTTGCGTTAGTAAAGGTGATGGTGATCTGATCGCCGACGGCCATTGCCATATCGCTCGCGGGTGGCGACGACAAATCGAAACTGTCGTATGGCCAGCGCGCATTGACCAACTGCCAATAGGTGCCGTCGTAGACAAAGAGGCAGATCACGCCAACGCGCAGATCACGCGGCTGCAAGGTCAGATTGTTGCGGCGAATAGTGGCTGGCGATGTGCCGTTGGCTTGCAGCGTAGCGCTGCCGGAATTGGTATAGGCGATCTGAACTTCGACGGTCAGCCCGGCGGCCAGCGACGTGATCGCGGGCGAGAACACGCCGTGCACTGCGTTGATCGCGCCGGAATCGACCGCAAACGGAATGTTGATCGTATAGGTGTTATTGTTGGTCGTGGTCGAAGTGAAGCCGAAGAAGTTCAGCGTTTGCCACGCCGCGCCGTCCCACAACAGCGCCAGTATCTCGCCGGGATTGATGTCGCCCGAAGCCAGTTGCGCGCCGTTGGCGCGATGCACCGGCTGCGCGCCGAGACCGTTCAGATTGAACGTGACGTTGCCGGTGTTCTGAAAAGCGACGCGCACCAGCACGCCGGTCCCCGGCACCAATTGCGTGACCGGCGGATAGATCGTTGCCGCCATGGCGTTAAGCACGCCGTTATCGACGCAATAGGTCCACAGATTGGTCTGCACGTCGTTCGGCACCGACGGCAAGGTCGGGAAGAACGGCGCAAAGGTATTAAGAACGATATTCGCGCCAGTGATCGCGACCTGACCATTGACGACGGTGATGTAATACAACCCGGTGTAACCGGCATCCGGCGTTGGATTGACTTGCGTCCCGGTCGGCGCTGGCGATCCGGCTTTGAGCGCAATCGTGCACTGCACTGACCGGATCGTGTATTGCGACATGCCGTCATTGCCGGGGCCGCTGTACGGCTGTGACGGGTTCGACGCATTGTAATAGGGCAGCACAGCGCTGCCGGTATCGACATCGGACAGGATTGCTTCGACCAAATAGACCTGACTGTAACCGGGCGTGCTCGGCGGCGTGACCGTCAGCGTGACCGGATTAGCCAGAATGCCCTGCTTGACGATGTTGTGCGTGTCGGTGCCGAGATCGCTGTACGCGGTGGCATCGGTCATGTCCAACGTATAGATCGCACCATTGCCAACCACGACCTGCAGACTTGCGGGTACGGTGGGCGTGCACTGTAAATTATGCACTTCGGTGGTGGTGCCGAGAATGCCTTGCAACGCATAGCCAAGCCCGATCATCCCAAACTTGTTGGTGTTCAGAACGTCAGACGTCTGCGGCAGCGCCGCCGAATAGACGATGGCGCGATCTACCATCTCAAAAATCCTCGTTTAAGGGCTTCGGTTCAGGTGGCGGCGCGGATTAAGCATTGTCGGAATGAATTTGCCGAGCCAATGCGGGTTGGTTTCCAGCGCTTGGAATAGCGGCGTGGGCGGTCCTATCGATGCCAACAGCGCCGGTTGCGCGCCAAGCAACACTTCGGTGCCGATCTGTGTCCAGACAATCAGTCCGGTCGGCTTGTTGCGCACGATGGTATTGTAAATGTCCTGATCGGTGACGCCGATCTCGGGCGTCTCGGTGGCGATGTACTGGATCGCACCAACACCGTAGCCGCCAAGCGTCGGTGTGCCACCCCAACCTTGGACATAGGGCACGCCGGTCGAGCGCAGCGCGGCGCGCGAGACCTTGAGAAAGACCTGACCGGGAAGCTGGATCGAGCCCCAACCGCCCGCCCGGCCGTAAGCAAAATTGCCTTCGCCATAGCCGCCCGCATCGAACGGATTCCATGGCTCGAAAATAAACGGCGGCACGGTCAGCAACAGCGTCAACGCATTCATCATGCCCTTGCGCGTCACCCGTTCGGCAAGGATGGCGTTGGTGATCTGAATGCGGAAATTAGTGTCGTCAGTGGTGCCGCCCGCACCGCGTAACAGCGTGCGGTTCAGAAAATCGTAGGCAATCAGATCGAGGAAAATGCCGCTAGCGGTGGCGATGCGACTTTGCTGGCGGATGAAAATCAGCCACTGGTACAGCCACGCCATGCTGTCGGCCAAGCCGCCGAGCACCGCGTCGCGCAGCGGTGCGCCCCACATAAACCAGCGGCCGGGGATTAGCTGCCGGACCCGGTGGACGATGTCCTGTGAGTCGCCGGTCGCCACGGCATCAGTTCACTTCTGCGGTACGGCACTTGACCGTCGCATAGGCGATCGTGTTCTGGCCGTCCTGCGTCAGCCGCGATGTGGTGATTGACGCCATATCCGGCGTCTCGTCTAGAATTGGATGCCCGTTCAGCGTCACCGCAGTGACCTTGGTGACGCCCGCTTGCGAATAGGCGTAACCGGGCAGCATGGTGTATTCAAGATCATTGCCGAGCCCGAGCCCATCGATTTGCGTTGCGATATTAGCAGCGACCAAGGCAACCACATCGTTGTGCACGTAGGTCGCCGCAGTCGCAACATCCATCGCTACGCTGGCCCAAATGATCACGGGCGGGAACACATCGAATTGCATGCCGAGCGGGCGCACCGCCTCACCGGCCGTGCGGATCGTCGCCAGAAAGCTTGGCGACGGATTACCACTGCCATCATCAGCAATCACAAAGAAATAACCGGGCCGCCACGAGCCGTCGTAATTGTAACCCTCAGTCAAATTCCAAGTGACATTGGTCTCAGTACCCTCGATGGATGCCGCCAGCCCGTAATAATCGCCGCGCGCCAGCCCGAGAATGTAATCGCTGAACCGCTTCTTAAGCGCAGTATCGCTTTCAAAGTCGGTGCCGTTGGAATAGGCGCTGTTATTAACGACGGTATCGATGCCGGTCATCGTCGTCGCGATGATCGAGATCGCGCCCGCGGCGACATTCCCGGCCGACCCGGCCACGGTATTGACCACCGGCACGATCAGCGACGTGATCCACGGAGCCATGGTGTAGCCGGGCGGCGACGGCTGATAGGTCACATAGGTCGGATCGGCGGTCACCGTGAAGGTCTGTGAGCCGTCGTTGGTCAGCAGCGTCGCCCCAACCGGGACGAACAGCGCCGCCGGTCCCGCCGACAGCCGGGTGAAGGTAACCTGCCCGCTGGACGGCTGCGCCCCGAGCCGCGGCGATGTGGTGCCGGGCACCACCGGCATGAAGTCGGCCGTGAAGGTATCAACGTCATTGCCGGTCGATGTCGATAACCGGGTCGATGCCAGCAACGCCAGCATCATCGACTGAAACCACAGAAACACCGCGGCAAAGCCTTCGGCGATCGCCCGCAAGGTCGAGCCGATGGCGAAGTTAATCAGCTTTGCGGCACGGCCCTGAATCCCGGCGACTGTGTTCTCGACAATGGTCGCGAAGCTTTGTGTCGGCAACGTCGGCATGACGGCTCATGACGTAATGGTGAAGGATACGGCAACGCCGGTCGCGGCATCCCAATAGTGGATGCCGATGCCGACGCTGTCGGGTTGGTTCGGCGAAGCGGCGACATTCAGTTGCGCAGGTGGGAACGGTGCCACCGCCGCTTCCAGCGCAAGTTGCGCAGCGCAGATCGCCTTGATGTCGTAGACCTGCCACGGATCGCCGATCTTTTGCGGCAGCCCGGCTCCGTATTCGGGATGCCAGACATAGCCTTGCACCGCGGTGAACAGCCGCCGTTCCAGCCGCTGGCGCACTTCGTCGTCGCCATCGACCGTCAATAGATCGCCGGTCGAATCGGCTTGGAAGTCGGTGTGCCACTCGCACCAAATGTCAGGCATGATCAGTCATCAATATCACCTTCGACCGTCAGCCATGGCCACGTGGTGTTCTGCGCGTTGGTTGACCATGTCTTCGAGACATTGTCGGTGCGCTGGCCCTTGATCTGCACGGTGCGGTCTTTCTGGATAGTATCGGTCTTGTTGCGGCCAACCTGCGCGACTTGATCAGTGTCGGTCTGCGTGGTGATGGTGCCCTTGTTGTCGAGCGTCACCGTCACCTTCTTGGCATTCTTGGTCTGGTCTTGCTGGCCCTTCATCGGCGTGGTCTTGACGCCGGTTTTGAGCGTCAGCGAACCGTCCTTGTTGAAGCGGACCTGCTGCCCCCACTTCGTCCACATCACCATCTCGCCGGACTCGACCCGCGGCGGCTTGTCCTCGTCGCTGTGCAGCCGCTGCACGATCTTGCCCGACTCGAAGTCATTCTCCTGATAGCGGACGATGACCTGATCGCCGGTCTCCTT